TGACGGTAGAAATGAATATTCAAGAAATATTACTAGAGAACTTAAAGTATTAGGGTTTACACCGGATTCAAGAAATGTACCCGGGACTTACGGTCAACCGGGTAACGGCACTGCCGGTACATACTTAAATACAGCGTTCTTAAACGTGTTAGTAGTTATCAATAATCATGCTAATAAGATTGGAACAGCAAGTGTAGTTATAGGGTAACGGTTAAAAATAAAAATATAATGAGGTAATATAAAATGGCTATTAATACTCAATCGATTTATAACCTACTCCGTCCGGGCTTAAAGGCTGTTATAGGTTTATATGAAGATTATCCTGATTTATGGAAGGAAATGTTTGAAACATATCCTTCTGAGCGTGCCTTTGAATTTGAAGACGAAATCAGAGCCTTAGCTCCTGCAGTTGAAAAGCTTGAAGGATCATCCGTAGCTCAAGATACGATGACCGTTAAATACCAAACGATGTATAAACATAAAACTTACGGTACTTCGTTTAGTATAACCGATGAGGCGATGAATGATAACCTGTATAAAAATCTGTTTCCAAAACAGGCTAAGGCACTTGCTCAAGCTCTTCGGGAGACAAAAAACCAGATTGCGGCAAATATTCTAAATCTCGGTAATGTTACTACCGTGGCCGACGGATATCCTTTGTTTTCTGCCCATCCGATAGACGGGGGTGCTACTTCCAGCAATACGACTAACGTTGCTTTAAGTGAAATCGGTATTCAAAATGCTATCACTGCGATTTCGCAGCTCAAGCAAATAAGCGGTACTTATGCGCAGGTTAAAGCAAAGAAACTGGTAACCGGCTCTAGTAATTGGATGGTAGCGGGTATTTTACTCGGTAGCCAGTTTAGAACCTCTGTCGGTAGTGATAACAACAATACTTATGCCGGTGTTAATGACCTTAACATGGTAAATCATGATAATGTTTTTCCGCAAGGTTATATTATCAATCCTTTTATTACTTCCCCAACAGCTTCTTACATTATCACCGATGCCGAAAGAGGGATGATTCACTATGAACGTGAAAAAATCAAGGATTGGTCATGGATGGATAATACCACCAGAAGCATATGGTTTGCTGCGCAAGAAAGATACTGTTTCGGCGTATCTAACTGGCGCGGTGTTTTCCAAATCGGTCAATAGTTAATAAAAGGTAATTTGTTATGGCAGTTCATAGTAGATCCTTAGCTAATATTCTTCTTAAAAACGCTCCTAAAAAGGGCGTTAAGAAGGAAAATCTTAAGGAAGAAAAAAAATCTGATAATAAAAAGAAATGAGTATATTTAGGCAAGCGGTAAATATTCCAACTGTTGCAAGTAGTAGTGCTAATATAGGTACATTTCCTGGAGCTACAGCTGGGGAGTTAACCTTGAATGGATCACTTGTAGGAGTTAATGGACAAGTTTCATTTGTAAATATGGGATATGCTTCTTCTATTACGATATCCAAAGGAGCGGGATTGAGTTTAGCAACATTAACATTTACGGTAGTTGGAACTTATAATCAAGTTATTGTTACCGAAAATATAAACGGACCAGCAGCCAATGCATCTGTAAATACTGATAATTTATTTCATACAATAATTAGTATCAGTATTAGTGCAAGTACTCTACAAACATTTAATATCGGATCAAATTATAATATTGCCGTGGTACTACCTGACGGTAATAGTAAAGCCGGTCTTACCCATCCTAATTATACTTATAGCGTATTATTAAATTCCCTAACGGCAGCAGCAGGCCAGTGGGCAGCAGGGAATGCTATAATATACGGAGTGTCTAATAATGCCCCTGTATCGCTGCGGGCAACAAGTCTTACTTATGCAAATAGACCTAGTAATTATTTTTCATTGCCGGTTACGGGAGCAGCGTTAGCAGCTATTACCCAAGCGCAATTACAGAACGGTATTATTGTCCAAACTACTTACCCTTATGCTGCCGTAATTGTTTATCTGGCAGCAGGGATAAATACCACTCCCGTTTATATTGAAATTTCGCAGAGTTAAATATTATGACTAAAAACTTTAAGGAGTTTTAAGAATAGAGGGAAATAATGGCAGTTGTTTCAGGTACATATACGTTTCAATCACTTGAAAACGACGATCTGATTCTTGAATGTTTTGAGAGAATCGGGTTTGCCGGTGATCAATTAGTACCCGTTCAAATGCAATCGGCACGAAGAAGTCTTAATTTTCTTCTTCTTGATTGGATTAGTAAGAATATTAATTTATGGACGATCAATAAGCTATATTTGTCGTTAAATACGGGGCAGGGCAGTTATACTTTAGATGCAAGTATTACAGACATACTGGAGGTTTTACAACGCAATTTTACAAGGCAATTAAACGGAACGCCGCAATCAAATACGGCAGCTACATATGATGCCGGTGGTGGCGGTAATCCTTTATATGCTTTTGATGGCGACCCTTTAACAGCTTGTACTCAAACTGTTACTAACGGCAACATTTCTTATACATATGGAGAGGGTGTATCTCAAACAATAACTTTTATCGGTGTAACAAGTAATGTTACCGGAAGCTATAATCTAGTTATTGAGTATTCAAATGATAATGTTAACTGGAGTACATTAAATGTGGAGTGGTCTAATCCTTATGTTTATACATTAGGAGTAACAAGATGGGCAGATGTTATTACTCCGATAGCAGCTATGACCTACAGAATAAGGGAAACAGGAGGCGGGACATTAAATGTTACCGAGATTTACTTTGGTAATAATACGATTGATTTGAAAATGAGTCCTGTAAGTCGGGATACATATCTATCTTTTGCTCAGAAGTTTTTACAAGCAAGGCCGACGACTTATTATTTTGAAAAAACTTTAATACCGAAAATAAATATCTGGCCGACCCCGACTAGCGATTATCAGGTTCTGCAATACTCTTTCATCCAAACAATGTGTGATGCGGGTACTTTTTTTAATACTACTTCGGTGCCGGCAAAAATGTATCCTGCCTTAGCTGCCGGTCTTACTTGGATGCTGGCTGTAAAATACAAACCGGAGATGGCCGATAATCTGAAAGCTCAATATGAAGAAACGTTTGCTATTGCAACAGCAAGAGATAGTGAAAACGTTGATCTAACCCTGAATTACGATATAGGCAATTATTATGAGAATTGAGAGGCGGATATATCAGTGTGATCGCAGCGGAGAAATGCACGAAAAATTATATAAACAGATGGAATGGGCAGGCGATCAGAAAATATGGAATGGGCTATGGGTGGCAAAGGAATATCTTGATAAACCGCAGGAACAATTTAGAACTCCTATTGCAAAAGATGATCCAAAACCCGTACCAAATCCAAGGCCTTTTACTCCCGGAAAAATGATAAATGAGTAAATAGTAATAACCCGTTTTATGGATATAAATACAATCAGAGTATTATCGCTTGACGGAGGAGGTGTTAGAGGGGTTATTACTTCTACTTTACTTGACCTTTTCTGTAATCAGGCAGGAATAGCAGGTAATCAGATATATAAATATTTTGATATTATCGCCGGTACTTCTATAGGCGGGATTCAGGCCTTAGCATATGCCAAAGGACTAACTCCGTCTTATATTAAGAATATGTTAATTACCAATGCTTCTACTATTTTTAATTGTACTTATCCGATTCCCGGAGGAGGGCAGGCAGGTTATGGAACTTGGAGCGGTTATTTAAGCGGTATTTACGGTTCTTTATATTCACAAACACCTCTAGCTAATTTGATTAACAGTAATTTTGGAACAGATACTATTAGCAGTTATCAAACAAATGTATTAGTGCCGGCTTTTCAACGTTCAAATGCAGCAGGCGCTACCAATGTCCCTGTTTATTATTCTAATGTCTCAAATTCAATTGTTCCTTATTTAAGTGGTCAGCACGAATTATCGGCTAATGTTGCACTGGCAACTAGCGCTGCTCCCGTTTATTTTCCGCCTGCCGTATTTAATGGATGTACTTATGTTGACGGCGGAATTTTTTTAAATAACGCATCGGCAATGGCTTTATCCGTGCAAAGAGCAATAAAACCGACAGTTAATCGTTTTTGTGTTCTCTCTATCGGGACGGGACTCGGTAGTATCGGTTATATTCCCGGTGAACCCGCAATGGATGGATTACGACTAAGAGGAGCTATCGATAATCTTAACACCATAAAAATGGTGATGGATGTATCTATGGCAATTCCACCGGAAGGAGTATCGCTAGAACAGCAGATCATTGCTAATTATACCGTCGGTAATTCTTATTATTGCAGGATGCAGTATCCGATTGATTTAAGCATGGAGCCGGATAGCTCGTTAGATAATTCCGATCCGGAGTTTATAGAGTATATGCAGGATTCAGCTACTTCGTATTTTAATAACAACTTAAATAATATTAATAATTTTATAGGACATTTATTAGTATGAAGAATAAAGGGTTGTTTTGCGGAATAGATGTTTTATATAATTTTATCTCACCTGTAACAGGCCGCCTTCCTCTTACTAATAATTACATTTTAATAGGAGCACTGGATAACTTTTCCGTTATGTCGCCGAAACTAATAGACATGCAGCTGGATATTATAAATATCAGGCATTACGTAGATAATATAGCAAACTCGAGTTTTATTATCGGTTTTCCTAATAATGATTTACCTAAAGCCCAAGTTTTAAGTAATTTAGATAATGGTTTTTTGTTTAATACGGATGGTATAATTAGTACTCAAAACGATCCTCCTATTCCTAGTTTAACATATAAGAACATATGGATAGGAGATGAAAATAATAAGCCGGTAGCAAATCCTACTATTTTACAAAGTAATCTTCCTTCTTTAACTCAAAATAACATATGGATAGGCGATAGCAATAATTTAGCGCAAGCTAAGCCGACCATTACCATTGATAACTTACCAAATTTAGGAACTACAAGTATTAATGTGCCTAATCCTCTTGATCCAACTAACCCGATTGTTATTTCAGGAGGTAAAATCTGGCACGGGACTCATAGCAATAGACCGGAAGAATCTACTGCCTTATTAGTGGTAGAAGGAGATATTGCCCTAATTAATTTCAGATTCTTTAGCGCTAATTTTATTCTTGGGAAAGGTAATATAGTACTGCAAACATTAATGCCGGGTTCACAATTTCTCTCAAATCTCCCTAGTGGTTCTTGGATGCAGACAAGCGGTGCAGGGACTGGAGCAGTAGTAAGTGCGACTATACCACAAGGAGAAATATTAATGGGCGGTTTAAATAACGTGCCGGAAGCACGGCAAACTATAGATATTGCAAACCTACCTTCCTTAACTGATGGGAGGGTCTGGCAAGGGGACGCAGCAAATAGGCCGGTAGAAGTCCAATTAAACCTTGCTCCAACCGATGCTACTTACATAATAAAAACTCCGAGTGTCAATTTACCTGAGGCACAGGTATTAGAGGAACTCGGGATAGGAATGGCCAAGATTGTTGCCGGCGGTGCTTTTGCTATTGCAATTGCCGGTGAGGATTATGCAACTATCGCGCAATTAGAAGAAATTAGAGATCAATGCCAACAGTACGCAGAGCAAGCTGCGACTTCAGCTGAAGAAGCAGCAACCTCAGCAGGCGAGGCGGCAACGAGTGCAGGTGAAGCAACTGCATCGGCAGGCGAGGCTACGGTAGCAGCAGCAGAGGCCACCGCCGCTGCCGGTGAAGCTAGTGCTTCAGCAGGAGATGCAGGACTATCAGCTGGAGCAGCAGCTGCTTCAGCACTTGCTGCCGGGATTTCAGCAGGTAGTGCATCAAGTTCTGCGTCTGACGCTTCCTCGAGTGCCTCTGATGCCAGTCATTCTGCTAGCAGCGCAAGTGGGTCGGCAACTAATGCAGCAAATAGTGCTACCCAAGCTCAAACTTACTTAAATACCCTTTTAAATACCGGATTAACCCTGCAGGGAGATATAACCGGTAGTGGATTATTAAGTAATCCGATTGTTACCACATTTAAACCTAATCCGGTATTTACCGGTAATGGCTCAATGACTATGCCTTCAGGTAATAATACTCAAAGACCGACTACCCTAATCCCTGGAATGATCAGGTTTAACACTTCACTTTGATTTTATGATAAAATTTATTAATTAATTATAGGATATTTAAAATGACCGATAACTTAAATGACAAGAATATAAAAGCACCATTACCGACATCTACTGGAAAACCAGAAGTTACTGACGGCAGCAACTGGTTTACCCTTGCTACTGAAAACTGGGTTTTAAATACTATAGGTAGCGTTCCTGCAACTTTAGTAGCAACAACAGCCAATTTAACGGCTACTTACGCTAATGGTACATCAGGTGTGGGGGCAACCTTGACTAATTCAGGAACGCAAAGCACGCTTGTTATTGATGGAGTTACTTTAGCTGCAGGTAACAGGGTTCTAGTTAAAGATCAGACGGCTGCCTTGCAAAACGGAATATATACGGTAACTAATATAGGAGGGACTACGGTAAACTGGGTATTAACAAGAGCTACCGACTTTGATTCCCCATCTCAAATGGTCAGAGGCAAGACTATTGACGTAATTAGCGGCACGGTAAATGCCGTAACATCATGGATGCTTACCTCAAGCGTTGCAACAGTCGGGACGGATAGCATTACCTTTGCAAGACTTGCAAAAAGCGGACTAGATACCGTGTTAGGTACGACCAATCAAATTACCGTAACAGTTACTAATAATGTCGCAACCGTTAGTCTTAGTTCTAACCCTGTATTACCGGGTAATGCAGGAGTAACTATTCCTGTCGGCACTACAGTACAAAGACCGACTACACCGACAGCCGGAACTTTAAGATTTAATACCAACTTATAAGAACTATATTAAGCAGGATTAATTGTGAAGCTTGAATTTTTTGACGGGACTAGCTGGTATAGTGTAGCAAGTGAAAACTTTGTAAACAATATAAATGTCAATATCACAGGTGATATAACCGGCTCTGGAGTTTTAAGTAATTCACTCTCGACAATTCTTTCATCGATGATAGGAAGAACAGGAAACCAAGTATTCAATTTTACCGGCTCTAATACCAGTTTTAATTACGATTTAACTATTCCAAATAGTGCTAATCAAATCATGAAACTCCGAATGAATAGAGCTAATACTGGTAATGGAGCTGGTTATGAGTTTCAGTTTTACGCGCCAACAAATGGAGTAGATACTTTTACTTTCGGTTATAACTCAGGTAGTCAATTTGGTACTGTTTTTTCTTTAGCCAACAATTCTACAGTACTTAATTTTAATTCTTATCGGCTCTCAGGAATTACTAATCCTGTTAATTCACAGGATGCAACAACCAAGATTTATGTAGATAATAAAATCTTTGATATTAATACGAATACTACTGGTCAATTAAATATCAATCGCTTAAATGGTTATCCAGCAAATGACTCTCTATTTTTAAATGGCAATGGTACTTGGGAGAACCCTCGCCAGCTTACCACCAATGCATCAAACGTTACTAATGCCGGTGGTTTTATTGTCAATAATACTAATCAGGCAGCTATAGCTGCAGGGCTTATTGTACAGAACAATGGTACTATTAATGCAGAGTTCGGCTTTAATAATAGTACTAATGAAGCATATGCCTGGGCGGCTGGAACTGCCACATTAAAATTCGGTACTGGCAGTGTCAAAAGGATAGATATTGCCGGTAATAGCGGTAAAACTTCATTTTATGACCCTTCTTACAATTGCTATATTCGCCCTGCCAGTAATTATTTGGATATGAGAGAACTAAATGTCTATAATTCGATTACCTCAACCATTATAGAAACCAATGCCGGCGGTGAGACTTCGTCTATCGTCATGAACGGCGATTTTATGCAGTTTATAAATCCAATGGATACCTTGGGATTTATTTTTACCGATGAAGATAACGCAAGCATGACCAGCTATGTAGCTTATATTAACAGCTCTGGACAAATCGTACCTTGCTCTAAAGAAAAAAAACATAGCATACGCAAGAAAGAACATAAAGATTATCTTCAAAGATTAAACAAGCTTAATATTTACTCTTACGGCTTAAAGT